TTAAATGTTAATATATTTTAATGCAAAAGTTGATGAGCCGTGCTCCGCACGGCTGAGATAAATCAAAAAGCGGAGGCGGGCACCACACTATAGGTGTTGCCCGTGAAGTTGAGGTTCAAGAGGCCATAGCCCATGTACACATACCAGGCGTAAACGCCACTGCCGCGGACACAGCTCCAGACGTAGCCGCCCAGGACTGCAGGAACTCCCCATTTCTCATAACTGTTAAGATAGTTTATTAATCCTGAAATTATGCTTTTGTTCGTCCAGTATGGATATAATTCTTTCTCTCCGGCCATATATTTATTTTCAAGAGATTTGATGTAATACACAGCATGAGAGTCCGCCATATTCCAGTCATAATTTGTACTGGAATTGCCGGGTCTGCTTATGTATGGGGTAATGATATACCAATAACCGTCAACGGTAATTGCTTCTGCTCCTTTTGCTCCCGGAGAAAGAAGAGGTCGTTCGGCAGAATTTACTCCGGTGTCGTTCATGTTTACACCGTTTGTTTTCTGCTGTTCGTACAGCCATTCAGCATATTCAGGTTTGAAATAGTATGCGTTGTTTACCGAATGCCTGTTATTTGTATTGTACATTGCTTTCAAGCCTGTATTCTGGCCGTTTACGAAGAAAAACATATCTTCGCCTGCCTGAGCCTGTGTACCTGACGAGTTCAGGATTTCCAGATCGGTTATTGTGCCTTCTGCTTCAGAAGATGTTATGCCGCTACAGATAGCAAACCTGTGGCGAAGCCATTCATTCTGTACATACATGGCTTCAAGACGTTCGGCGTAATTATCCGCTGTCATAGCATTTACATTGCCGCAATTCTTTTCCATTATCCAGCGTTGCCTGGTATTGCCGCTGTAAAGTTCAAGCTTATCGTCTTCAGTTACGGTTACGCTCCAGTCGGCTGCAAAGTGACTTCCTACGGTATGTGTGCCAAGGTTTTCATCTACTGTCCCATGATAGTCAGTACCTTCGCGTACGCCGGTCATCTGGTCGTATTCATAAACTGAGTGTTGCATAGCGTTTGATGTTTTGTTTGTGGTACCGGATGTGGCGTAATATTCTCCCTTCCACGGCCAATAAAGAATGGCTCTGATACCGTTACATTCCAAAGAAAAACCTACAGGAGGAGCAATGAGTTCATTGTCAAAGCCATTTGCCATGCTTCGGTCGTTCCATTCTTTTACTGTGTAATGTTTCAGGTCTGCATCTACAATCTTGATATGGTCGTTTGTGGCTATCGCTGCAGTCTTTCCTTCACTCGTGGTGATAATGGTCGAACGTACCGGCAGTATCAGCATTTGCGATTCAAGGGCGTATTCATCCACTGTCGGAATGGCTGCTATTTTAGCCGGGTATTCGGAAAGGATTTCTCCGACATTTTCCACTCCTTTTGCCTCAATAGCTGCCTTAATCGCAGCTTTACTGGCTAATATCTTGTTTAGTTTGTCTGCTGTTGTTCCCATCAGATAACCTCCCCGTTTATATTGTCAAGAATTGAGTTGATATCGCCTATCTGGTCGATTGTCGCATACTTTTTATCTGCTTGTAAACCCGTGATAAATCCGCTTACATCGGGAATATCACTGGGTTTGGCCAGCTGGTTTGTTTCTATAAACTTGGGCTTTCCGCTTCCGTCAGAAACGTAAATCCTTTCCTTTCCTTGTATATTGCTAACCTGTTCGGTCAATTCACTTAATTTCTTTCCTTGTATTGCCATAATGTCGTGTTTTAAAATTTCCAGTAACTCCTGTTAATTCCTTGCGGCTGCTCTCCTTCAAGCTGGAAGTATGTACCATCTTCCATAAGGAAGGGCGTTCCGTCCTCCATAAGAAGTGCATCCGTTATATTCTCTTCCGGTGGTGCCGGAGATCTGTTACTCTTTATGTCACCAACGACATTCGTATTGATAACAGATCCTATAATGTTTGTTTTCATGCTGTCGTGTATTCTGCTGATGTTACTTTGGAATAACTGATAACCTTGATCTTTTTCGGGATAAGAACCTGTATATCCACATCAATCACGGTTTTGTTGGCATATCGCTCTGCTTCAATAATATCAGCCCATTTCTCACCGCTGGTTTTCTGCATGATATTAAGCTGTGCCGGTTTTTCCCTTTCTATGTGAAGGTTGAAGTCTGATGATACGGATATCTCATCGGATATCCATGCAAGTCCGTTCTGTGTAAAATTGAGTTGTGCCATAATCGTTTTATTTTGTTTTCACAAATATAGTAAAAAAGCCTGCCGATTAATATAGCAGGCTTTGTTTTAGGAAATAAATACCATTTATCGCAAGTATCTGTTAATCAAGCATGATTTTCAGGAGATCCAGTTTAGACATAGGCCACTTGTTTTCCTTTGCCAGTTGGATTGCTCCTTCATCGGAAATCTTTTCAAGAGTTACTTCTACTTCCTTTTCAAGTTCCGGTTCACAGGCTGCATCTACCTTCTTCTGGTATGGCGCAAAGAAATTGTTAAGTTCTTCCTTTTCACTCTCCGGAAGTTCATTCCACTTGCGGGCCTTTTCCTGCATTTCGTCAAAGTTCTTAGGCTTGAACTTTTCCTGTGCATCCTTCAGAAGTGCATCATAAGCTTCCACATGCTTGCGCATTTCCTTGCGGTTCTTAATAATACTGAATGCATCTTTGTCGTTTACACTTGTGATCACTGCATCATCCAGCATTTTATATGCTATCACTAATTTCTCCAGTTTCATAATTCCTGTTTTTTAGGTTAGATAATTGAATTAGATGTAATTGTATCATTGAAGGTCTTGAACGCTTCAGCGATCTTCTGGTTAAGGGAAGCCATCGCTTCGGAATATTCCTCGGAAGTGGCATTCCCATACACGTTAAATGAATTGGAAACATTGACTGATCCTATCTGTTCACCGGTCTCAGAAACTACATTATAGCTAGCTGAGATGTTGCTGCCGGATTCCTTTCCGTTTGAATCGTAATTCACCTGCTCATTGCGGTTGTTGATCACTAATTTTACTTGTTTTGCCATAACTATAATTTTTAAAGGTTATCCTATTTTTAATTTATCATTATTCTAATTGAACTAATAGTATTTTCTGACTTAGTGTTTTTATTTACAACTACGGCATTGATATATATCAAATTATTTTTCCCAGCCTCTCTAAATTTATCGAAAAGCCCTTCTGACGTTCCGAAGATAACTTCTTTTGTTTGAGATGGAGATATGACCAAACTTGATGTGCTTGCTCCGTCAAACCCATTCCATATAGAACAATCAATATTGTACTCTCTATATTCTCCGTTTACTTCTCCTGTAGCTTTTATCTTAATCGTATGAGATCTTACGGCAGAATCCGTATTATTAAATGTAATAGCTGCCGTACTTAGGTTTTTGATTGATGATTTAAACAATACAGGACTAGATGAACCTCCGTTTGAATCATAAGGAGTTTCCAAATAATCACTTACATTTGACCAAACCTTTTTTGTAGACAATGCAAATTGTGATATACTACCTGTAATTACAGCTTTTGCGATATTCTTAATTTTGATAAGATACGCGTTTTTTTCATCGTATGGCATTGGTACTTCATATCCATTAATACTTTTGTCTGTTAATGAAAGCAAGAAATATTGAACATTATAATCAGACTTGAGACCTCTAAACTCTACATAAGGGAAGGTTCCTGTAATAGAAAAATATTGTGAATCTTTAGCTAAAGCATCATCTTCTTCTATTGGGTTCTTATTATATCTTTCAACTAATATATGCAAGTTACCCATGTCTAATGGAAGTTTTACATCATTAATTGTAAGACTTGTATCGGACTGCCTTACTACCTGTATAGGCAACATCATATCCCCGTCATTATTGAAATCCCATTCAAACACTTTATCTTGAGGAACATTAGTCCTTATATAAGGCTCTGCCTTTGGATAATACCCCCTAAAATCTCCCAATCTGTAAGGGCCTTTAGTAAGGTAATTATAAGTATATGCGTCACCTCTTTTGTAAATATCTATAATATCACCGTCAGTAGGAGAATATCGAACGGTAAGTCCGCATTTTAGATCGTCACCTCTCCACCATTCTTCTTCCATTGATGTAAAATCCTTATAATATACAACAGGCTTATATTTAGCCCATCTTTGGATATTCGCCCCACTCTGAAATGCTGTTATAGCCATATTATTGACATTACCTCCATTTGCGTTTAACGTATCACGGATATCATCCCACTTTAAATTTGTTGCAGGTAAAATTTCATATACTGCCATTGTTAGCCCTCCTTAATTTTAGTATAACAAGTTAAATTACCTTCGACCTTAAGGTCTCCTAGTACAACAACATCACCTTTAATAGTGACGTCGCCGTAGATAACGCCTTCGTGTGGAAGGTATACTGTCTTTTCAACTACTTTTTCGATAACTCTCTCGGTCGGAATGTCCAACTCAAACACTCTGATCATCCAAAGTACTAGCTTTTTCATAACCTAATTTTTTTAATTGTTTCTCTAAATATTTAACTCTGTTCTCAAGTTTCTTGATTTTCTTATCAGTTCTGCTCTCGTAGGTGAGCAAGTGTCTGGCCGTATGAACGGCAAAAGTATAAGCAACCGTAGCATAGTCCATGCTTAAAAAATTATCATTTTCCTCAACCGCCCACGGAAGAACTGACTGCGTATATTGAGCTGATCCTCCTAAATTAAGTCTATTTTGATTCATGCCGTGTTTGTTCCATCTATAAACAAATGAAGGCGCTTCTGCTATTTTATTCAAAGCTAATAACATGACAGGATGGATGATTGATTTGTATCGTATATCTGATCCGTAAAATGTACATCCACCGGTTGCAAGAATGTTACCGCTTACGTGAAGTTTGGCCGAAGGTCTTTCTTCACCAACTCCAACATTACCTCCTCCTACACATAGAGATACATTACCAGATGTATCATATTGTATATTACCCCCCCCTGTATATGAATTAATTTCATTTGCTCGTGATTCCGAATTATTGCCATCATTGTCACATTCTATTCTAATACCATTCCCCGAATAAGATTTAGCCGATATAACACCATTAACATTAAGTTCGTGAGATCCTGAATTTTCATATATATATCCTATATTTACATTTTTAAACCATGCTACACCTCGTGATAATATTACCCACTTATCAAGTCCATCATGTGATACTATATCTTGTGTAAACACGTATGAAGTATTATCAGAATTTCCCAAGTACAATGGGTTATTACTTGAATTCCTTAATCTTGTGCATGAATCAATTATTCCGCTAATAGGTTTTGTGCCATTAAAAAACTGTCCCCATAAAGTTACCTCAGCCTGTAACTTTGATGCAGATCCTGCATTTCCTGTAATTCCTATACCCCATGTACCACTAGCACCACTACCTGTCTTTGTAGGTGCGTCTGTAATTCCATACCCGGCCAATGTAGTCGGTTTGCCGCTGGTAATATTGCTCCATGAATGGTTATGACTG